ATGGATAATTCAAATAATCATCCTCACTTTTTAATCCCTGAAGGGGAAATTGAATATGTTGAGCACAAACCCACAAATAGAACGAACCCCATTCCTCGTGATTATGACCGGCACGGCCAAGAACTCTATGAAGGTTTGGATAAGGCTTATGATTTTCATTCAAGCCACTTCAGTTCATTAGGTGAAAATACTATTGTTTTTAAGGTTAAACTCCACGAAAGTCAAGGCTTTAACAGTAAAGAAAGAAGATCTTTTCTCGAAAAAAATAACCTTCAAATCAATGCTTTGTTTGATAATAACACTGCTATTGTTTCCTCAAGTGTCAGTAGCTTCAAAAATATTCAGAGTATGGTCTCTCAATATAAAACACAGAAAACAAACAAAGAATTTCAATATATCGATGAGATTAGACCTTTTGAATCCTCTGATAAGCAATCTAATGACCTACAAAATTATCTTATAGAGGAAGATTTTCAGGAAGAATACTGTGATTTACAACTATTATTATTACCACACGTAGGTAAAGAAAAGTATAAAGAAGTTATTAAAAACTTTAAACAAAAAATTGAAGAGCTTAACGGGCAAGTAGAAAACGAACCTTACTTTCTTTCAGATGGTACACCTCTAATAAGGACAAAGATTAGCCCTTCAAGTATTAATTTAATCTCTTCAGATGAAGCTGTTTTTAGGATTGAAAAAACCAATTTCTTTACATTTGAACCCAGTAAAGTAGAAGTTGTGACACTTGAAAAAATTGAGCTGGATGAAACAATAGATATTGAAAAGCTACCAACCGTGGTCATTTTAGATAATGGAGTGGATTTTTCAAAACACGAGATATTAAAAACATTATTGGTAGAAGCTTTTAAAGTAAATGGTATTGGAGATACTGACTGTTCTCATGGCACTGCCGTCGCAAGTAGGGCTATATTTGGAAGAGATATAGATACTCAGGTTAAAACAGGTAAATTAACGCCAAAAGCAAGGATAATTGATGCAACAGTTTTTGATGGAAATCCTGTTTCAGAAATTGACCTTATTGCCAGAATTAAAGCTGCTGTTGATAAATTTGTGGATAAAGCAAATATATTTAATATTTCTTTAAATGCTTTAAAATCCATTGACTCAAGATTTATGAGTTCTTTTGCGTATGAATTAGATAGTTTGAGCCATAAGTATGGTATTCAGTTCGTAATATCGTCTGGGAATCATAAACTTTGGCAAACGTGTGACAATATTCATCATGTTATAGAAGATGATGATGCCCTTATAGCTTCTCCTGCTGAAGCATATCTTGGATTGACTGTTGGATCAGTTAATCATGAGAATGATCCTGACAGTATCTCAAAAGAAAATGAAATATCTCCATATTCAAGAATAGGCTTAGGGTTTGCACGTAATGAAAAGCCAGATATGGTTTCATATGGAGGAAATATTTCTAATAAATATCAATATAAATTTGGTGTCCCGTGTTTTTGTCATGATGGAAGCTATTCTACATTATCAGGTACAAGCTTTGCAGCTCCTGTTGTAGCTGGTGAATTAGCTTATCTAGCTAGTTTGCTGCCTGATAATGATATTATGACAGCGAAATTGCTTTTATTACATACTGCAAACTCATTGTATGAATATGAATCCTGTCAGGAAGAAGATTTACTTTACTATAAAAAGCTATTCGGTAATGGGCTTTCAAATCTTAGTAGGGCGATACGCTCAACTGATTATAGTGCCACTTTTATTTGCAGAGGTGAATTAGAAAGACTAAACAAACAAAGGATAAAATTTTATATGCCCAAATTAATTGCTGATAGGTCTTCTCGAAATCATCCAGCAGTTGTTACTGTTACCTGTATGACTTTACCTCCTCTTGATAGAAACAAAGGTGCTGAGTATTTGGGAGCCTATGCAACAGCCTCCTTGCATAAAGTTGGCAATAATGGGGATTTGCCTTCATGTAATCCACCTAAAATTGAAACTGGAAGGAAAAAGTGGCAACCAGTTCATCATTTTAAAAAGAGTTTTTGCTCTTTTAACCCTGGAGACTGGGCAGTTTGGTTACAGTTATATACCAGATGGGAAGCTGATAATGACACAAGAATCCCCTATGCTTTAGCTATAACAATAGAAGATCCACTTAAAAAGAATAAGGTATATCAAGCAATAGAAAATGAAGTTCCAGCTAGGTATCAAACACTTGATATTACAACAAGAATAAGAGTTTAGTCTTAAATTTTCAAGGGAAGGAGGTGAATCTGTTGACTAATAAGAAACAATCAAGTCAAAAAATGGCTAAACTTGCTTCGAAGACCCTTCAAAGCAAATCTTCCAACAAAACTGCTAAAAGTCTTGCTGGAAGTGTTCTTAGTCAAACTAAAACAGGTAAATAGCTAGTTTATTTCCTGTTTTAAAGAGAGCAGCTGATTCCTGTTCTCTTTTTGATTATATATATTATAAGTTAGAAAAGCTGATTCAGGTAAGAAATTTTTGTTAAATTTGAAAATGTCTTTCAATAGAATCTTTTATCTCCTCCACGGCATCATCAGCTAGGTTTAAATATGGTCTTGCAGGGATTTTAACTTTTTTCTTCCGGCCAGCATCGCCGCCAAATTGATGAATGGCCGCATATTTTTTATTTGTTCCCACAATCGCATAATTATCGCCATATTCAGAACTGATCGACTGAGCTAGGCCTCCCTGAGATTTCTGTAATATCATTCCAGGCCATTTGCCTTCTTTACGCCTCTGTTTCTTCGTTACCTCAGATAAATCCTTCCATTTAGGCCGTCCTTGCTGGGCAAAGTTTTCTTCGACTGAGTCCATCATAATTCCGGCTATATTTCTCATGACCGGTCTTAAATTCTGCGTTTTTTCTGAAAGCTTTTTGAGGGCTTTCAAAATCTCTTCATTATCAATCTTTATTTCAATAGGATCAGACATTTTTCTTGCCTTTGATAGGGTAATTAGCAATGAGCAACTCTTTAAAGGTCTTGTTTTTCTGGGTGACGTTGTTAATACCGTTTAATCGTTCCACCTCGATCATTTCATAGCCTTTATAAAGCTCACGGACTCTTTCAGAATCATCATAGGAGAGGAGGAACCTGCCAGTAATATTTTTCAGGATATTTCCAAGCCTTTTATGGTCAAACTCCTGAGTTGAGACAACATCATAGCCTGCCCCGATCGTATAAGGCGGATCACAGTAAAAGAAGGCTTCATCGTGATCATAGGATGTAATAAACTTTTCAAAATCCTGATTTTCAATCAATACCTTATCAAGCCTTGCGTGGATGGCTTCAATTCTTTTGGTAATATTGATATGACTTTTTGTAGCTCCACCGGATGCTCTTTTAACTGTGCCAAAATTAGAGCCTCTGCCACCAAAGGATCGAGAGATCAGGAACATAAACCTGGCTGCTTTTTGGATATCGGTCATCCCAGGATTTTGAATCGTCTGTAAAAACAGTTCCCTGCTTGAGAGCATAAAATTCATTTCTCTAATGAGCTCATCCGGGTGGTATTTAACAACCCTGAATAAATTCACAAGCCTGCTATCCAGATCGTTATAAACTTCAAGATCGGCCCATTTATCTTTATAAAACAGAACCCAACCTGCACCCCCAAACGGCTCCAGGTAGGATATGATATCTTTCGGCACCAGCGGCTCGATGGTCTTTCTCAAAAGCCTTTTACCGCCGACCCAGTTGATCAGGTGTTTTGTAGTGACTGCCATGTTAATTATCTCCTATTTGAAAGGTCTTACCGGGGTTATAGCTCCAGCCCACATCGGGGGATATTTTCTTGAGCGTGATGGGATCTGTATAAACTGTGACATGAGCCTTTTTTTCTGTCTTTTTGGATATTTCTTGCTCTTCTGTTGATAAAAGCCCTTGAGAGGATTGCACTCTCAGTTTTCTGGTTTGCAGGTTTTTCTCAGAGAGTGCCCTCACCCGACAGCGACATCCCCAGCCATTCGGGGGATAAAAGCTATCCCAGAACGGGTCATCATAGCGAAAGATTTTTCCGTTCAGCATTCTATGTGATGGACGTGTTTTGGCATCAATGACCGCAACATACTGCCAGTAGGGGCGATTATCAACGTTGTCCATCTGGTCTTTGTATCTGCCGGACATATATGAGGTTTGGAGGTTCGTTCTGTAAATTGTTTTTAGCCTCCAGGGAGAGCCGAGCTGAACTTCTTCAATTGTTTCTCCATCACCAAGAGCAACTTTGCCCCACCAACCTTTGGCTTTGAGTTTTGGCTCTAACTCTTTTTGAAATTCTCTGAGGGTGATGCCTTCTTCGATTGATTTGGTGACCATTTCCCGGATATCATCAAGAATATCTTGCCGCATCACTTTGGCGACGGTAAAGGCTTTGGTGTGGGCTTCCTGCCAGACTTCAAACCAGTTCCAGCTAAACTCATACCCTTTTGATTTCAAGTATTCGATGGCTTTTTTCGGAGCTAAACCGATCATAAATTTCAGATCAGGAAGCATTGATCCTCCTTTCCGCCATCTGGATATAATCAGGATTCAGTTCAATACCGATATAGTTGAGGTTGAGCTTTTTAGCGACCACAGCCGTGGTGCCACTGCCCATAAAGGGATCTAAAACAATTCCCTTTTCAGGACAGCCAGCTTTGATGGGGATCTCAATAAGCTTTGGAGGATAGGTGGCAACGTGTGCTTCTTTAAATGGAACTGTAGCGACACTCCAGACGGTTCTTTTATTACGCCCTTTGTAATCAGGGTCATGAAGCACCCGCTGTTGATATTTTTCATAGTTTTCTTTGCTCATCCCCTGATAAAAGACGCTTTTATTTTCATTAACCTTGCTTTTAGCCTTTTTGATCGTGGATTCACTGATCGGTTCAAATTGCTGCTCAAAATAGTATTTGGAGCTTTTGACAAAGAAAAACAGGTATTCAAAATCAACCGTGAAGCGGTCTTTCACGCTATGGGGCATCGCATTGGGTTTTTGCCAGATGATAATATTACGAAGGATCCAGCCCCGTTTGATCATTTCTATTGAAAACGTTGATGGGATCATCATCAGGCTTTTGTTTTTCGGGTTATAAATATCGCCGAGGTTGATCCAGCAGGTGCCGGTTGATTTTAAGACTCTATTGATTTCATCAAAAATACTGCAAAGATGCTCAATATAAAGGGAGGTGGTGGGTTCTGCTCCCAGTTCTCCGAGCCAGGCATTGCAATATGTACAAAAGTTATTCTTCCATTGATGTTTGCAGCTTTCTTTACCATCCCAGATCACAGGGTTTGTATTGTAATTTCTCAGACTCCAGTAAGGCGGGGAAGTCACAACACAATCAATGCTTTCATCAGGAAGCTCTTTTAAAGCCGTCAAGCAATCACTGTTTATAATCGTATTCAGCTTATATTCTATCATTCAGCCTCCCTCACCTACCTTTTTTACTACAAAAAAGGTAGGCCCAAAAAACTATCACATTGGGTTTAACTGTTTCCATTGAGTCTCCCCCATAATTCGCTGATAAAGATTGCCCGGGCTAAAACTTCTTCAATTGCCTTGGTATTGAGATGTTTTTCTGAAAGTGATTCCAGGATCTCTTCATAGCTATTACCTTTTTGAATCAGCTCAATAGCTGATTTTAAGAGTATTTCTGCCTGACCTTGCAGCTCTTCATCTGAGAATGAATCAATCAACTCATCGATCGACTGCTGGTCTTGAAAGGGGGATGGTTCTTTAAATTCACTAAAAGCAGGTTTTTCTTCTTTTTCCGGGGTTTCTTCAATGTCCTCTTCTTCCAGACCATAGGTTTTAAGGAAGTAATTTTTCGAGAATTTAACACCGGTATCGGTGAGAATTTTATCCCGCTGGGCAAGAGCGAGATCAACGTCTTCTTCCTCCCACATCGTAAAGGTTGGAATATTCGAGGCTTCCGTTGAGAAATTAAGTTCATAAATCCATTTGATGAGTTGATTGAGGGTCTTTTCGACCATCTTTTTATCTGCATCAACAATATCAGCCCGCACGCTCATATGGGTATTCGAGGCAGCATAACTGCCTTTATCGCCGATCTCTGTTGTTAAAGTCTGACCAAGAATCGCTTTAGAGATTTCAGCGTTCATCTTATCAATCAGGCGGTCATAGATATCTGCACTCGCACCTTTGCCGCCGGCTTCCTGAATTTCCACGGAGCTATCATCAGGGATAACAGCAATTGCATCCTGCACCATTGTTTCAAGCATATCAGCCAGATTATCGGTATCTTCTTTGCTGGTGCCTCTGGGGTGTTTGCCAATCAAAAAGGGCATGCCGTATTTCTCTGTAAAGATAACCCAAAATTTCACGCCGCCTTTTTTAAAGGTCACAGGCCAGAAAACACGGGAGAGAGTACGCTCTCCATAAGGATTTTCATAGCTTGGGTTATATTGCGGGCACAAAAACTTTTTATCCGGGACAATATCTCCCTGCCTGTTTTCTTTGGTTTTAAGCTTGAGATTGTTTTCATCATCAAAAACAAACCACTCTGGCGGTTTTGCTTTGATGTTATACGGAATAATGAGGTTGGCATCTTTTTGCCAGAGGATTTCTAAAGGCTGAAAGCCAAACAGAGAGGCATTCAAGATCTCAGAAATAATGGCGTAAAGATCGAGCGAATCAAACAGGGCCTCGATAATTTTAGCCTGCCGTGATTTTGCCTTACCTCGATCTATATCCCATTCCAGAGAAAGCACGCCAGCTTTGCGAGATTGAATACATGCCCAGACGTGGGCATCTGAGAGAAGCTCTTTATAAATCGTGATGTCTTTACCCTGTTTTTTGAGGATGGGATCAGGATCCGGGAGGTTCATCGACAGGTTAAAGTAATTAATGGCCCTCTTCCTTGTGGCCAGTTCTTCTGAGAGAGGCTTTTTAGACTCTTTAAACAAAATATATTGATTTTCATTGATCCAGAGTTTCTTTTGCATGATGGTTGCACCTTGTTTGAAATATCCTCTCAACCCTTTTGCAAAGCGTTGCATTTTGATGTTTTAGGATGAAGATGTGCTTTGATATCTCCAGAGAGAGAAGGGGGCTTAAATCGCCTGTGAGGACAAATTGCGAATTTAGTAGTACTTCGTGGTGTCATAGGTTTCTCTTTTCTGGCGGGAGGTAACATAAATCGGGCCTGCATTCGTATGAGCCGCATAAAGAGCAAGAGAGAGAGCCCAAAACCGATCTGCATGACCAGCGGCTTCTGTGTTAGCCACATCAAAGCGAATATTGCCTGAAATGGTCGTCACTTTTCTCACCGAATGCAGGTCTTCTCGAATGTTGTTATTAGAGGGGATATAGACCGTTTTGTCTTCGAAGTTAGTTCGGAGATTGTATGCAAGCTCTTCTTTGGCTTTAGCAGTAAACGTGATGGGTTCGACTCGATACTGGCCGAAGTTTCTCTGAGCGGATTCAGCCAGTTGCATACCAAGACCGGTGGCATCAATACAGCAACGTCTCAGGCTTTTATGCTTCAGGATAGAAAAGAGGATCTCTTCCTGTAGATGAAACGGCGTTTTCGCAAGCTCAATCACTTTTCGGGTGTATTTCACGTTGCCAAGTTTTTCTAAGAGCCAGATGACAGAGAGATCCTTCTTGCGGCCAATATCCATGCCGACAAACAAGTCTCCGGAAATTCCGGATAACTCAGAAAACAAGAGGTTATCAAGTTCACAGGAATGGATCAGCTCATACGTTAAAAAGGCGGTGGCTTCATCAATAGCGATACAGCAATATTCCTGTTGCCAGGTATTTTCATCAAAACAGTTTGATTGTTGCTCTTCGAGCCAGGCTTCTTTTTCTTCTTCTGTCGCCACTTTACCGAGTATTTTATCGACTAACCCTTCTGTAACAGCAAGTTGAATCGGTGTAGTATGCAGGGACCAGCTTAATTTGCCTCGCTGGGTTTCTTCGACAAACTTGTAATACCGGCAGTTTTTCCCGTTATGTGTGGATAATATCCTGAGCGGAAAGCCCCAGGTGATACAGGGTCTTGCAGCCTTCCAGAGATCATCCTGACTATCGTGATGAGCAAATTCATCGAGGACAACTTTGCCGCCTTTACTTCTGAACCCCTTGGGATTGGAAGACAGAGCGTGAATTTTTGTGCCGTTGGCAAATTCAATCACGAAGGCTTTAATATCTTTTTCAGAATCAATGACTACCTGCCCCAGTGGTTTTGCTGCCATATTAAAGAGCTTTGTCCATTGCTCACAGTAGGCTATATATTCTCTGGCAGCCGATTCATCGGCAGAAGAAAACCAGACGGCCGGCACTTTTTTAGAAACACAATCTCTCACATCTTCATAGGATTGAACGTAGGTCGCTCCAATCCGCCTTGATTTTTCCCAGATTTTAATCGGGCTTTCATCTGCCAGCCATCTTAATTGATACGGGAGAAAGTATTGATTACTCATCTTTGCCTCCCGTCTTGATGCCTAAAACCTCTGCTTCAATCAGAGAGACAAGATCTTTGGTGAGGCCTTTGTTTTGCTCTTTTTCGTCTGATTGAGCAGCAATATCTTCGTATTCCTTAACTTTGGTGATTAAAGGAAGAAGACGGGTAAAGGTATAAAGCCTGCCGGAATCAACTTTTTCACCAGCTGCGAGATCGTCTTTAATGGAGGTCATCAATTTCCGAGAAAACTCATAGAGTTCTTCGTGGAAGGAGAGTTTGCTTTTGAGGTACTTTTTTCGCTTGGTTTCCCAGCCGCCCATATTTTTCCAGATCCTGACAGTTTTTTCATTTAATCTGAGTTTGGAGGCAATTTCATTGATCGTCATTTGCTCAATGACATAAAGCCTTTCTGCTTCAGGAAAATGAATATCCCTCTTAGCCAAGATCGTCCTCCAGGTGTTTAATTTTGGTCTTTAACTCTTTCATCGTCTCGATATTACTATTGAGACGTTCGATGGCCTGCAGGGCTTTGTCAATCTCTAATGTCGTCAAATCATCTTCATAAGGAGAGATATAAGTTCTAATCAGGATAATCAACCCGGCAGAATCAGCATCGAGCTTTTTGAGTTTCTGTTTTGATTCAGAGAGCAAGCCTTTCAGTTTCAGTCTTTCAATGTTCATCGCCTTTCGAACTCCTTTTCACAAGTGGGCACCACTGGTTTGAATCCATCTTTTCAGAAATTTTCGTCAGCAGGGTTGAATGGTACTGGTTCGTTTCAAGCATCTCCTGCAGGAGCGAAAAATTTCGCTCTTCTCTTTTTGATTGCTCTTCAATCAGCTTTTCAAATGTCTTAACCTGTGCCTGGTGGTAGAGATACCAGATAAAAAAAATCAGGCCGGGAAACCCGACACTTTTGATCACCTCAAGAATAAGGGTAAATTCTTGCATCTTTTTTCCTCTTTTTCTTCACAGTAACGGATCTGAGGCGGCCAATTCAATGTCACTGTTCCCGGAACGGTTCCAGGAATCATTCCAGGAATGGTTCATTTGAAACGGCCTGCATTTGGGGCTTATACTGCCTTTTAAGTGAAACGCAATGCGAAAGGAACCTTTATGAATAAAGGGAAAAAATCTGGAAATCGAAAACCTTCTGGTTCAACATAGCCGCAGCAGGGCTCTCTCTTGTTATGGCTAAAGCCGGTATTGTGGTTGATCCTGCCCTGCAGGGCATGATCATCGGTGGCGGAAATACCCTCTTGAGGGTTATCACCAAGCAATCCGTTGAACTTTAGGAGCAAATAAATGAAGTTTTTTGAAATATTTAAAGCTGGTAACTACCCCCAGGGAGCCTTTACAGAGGCCGATATCAACGCTCTTTGTTCTCACTACGACCCTTCCTTCTGTGAGGCTCCCCTTACTTTAGATCACACCCAGAAAGGCCCGGCCTATGGCTGGGTTGATTCATTGAAAAATGAGAACGGCAGCCTCAAAGCCTCCTTCCGGGATGTAACAGAAGACCTCAAGGAATTCGTTCAATCCGGCAAATATCGTAAAGTCTCCGTCGAAATTTACAGAGATCTTGAAGGGAGAAAACCCTATCTCAAAGCTGTTTCCTTTTTAGGAGCAGCCATTCCGCAGGTTAAAGGGATGGAGCCGATTGAGTTTAAAGAATCCCCTTCGGATGTTTATACGTTTGAGATTGAAGAAGAACCCGACGAATCCAAAGAGATGCAAGAGATTCAAGCCAATATCCAAAAGCTCAATACTTCTGTGAGTTCTTTTAACGAGCAGCTTGATAAACTCAACGCTCCTGAAAATAAAGAGATTCAGGAAGCCAAAACGCAGATTGTCACCCTGCAAGAAAAAGTAGAAGATTTGAGTCAGAAACTTTCTCAGTATCAAGAGAGTGAAAAGCTCCGCCAGAAATCTGAAGAAGAGCTCAAAACCCTCAAAAGCCAGATACGCCAAAAAGAATTCGAACAATTTCTTGATGAGTATCTCTCAAAAGGCTTTTTAACCCAGGTTCAAAAACAACATATTGTTCGTATTTTCTCATCTGTGAATATGATTGCCTGCTTTGGTGAAGAGGATGAAGCAATAGTTCAGCTTAAAGAGCTTGTGAAAGCTCTTCCCAGGCAGGTTGTTTTTGAAGAGCTCGCCACCAAAACCAATCAAGCTGCAAAAGAGCCGGATATGTCTCAGTTTGAAAATGCCAGCGAAGAAAGCCTGGCCCTCTACAAAGAAGCCAAAACTCTCAGTGAAACAGAAAACATCTCGTTTCGAGATGCCCTTTTAAAGATTAACAGGAGATAATAATGGGACGACTTGAAGATCTACGGATTAACGCCTATCTCTCGGAAGTTGCCCGGGGATATAAAAATAACGCATTTATTGCCGATGCTCTTTTCCCGGAAATAGAATCAGAACTTGAAAAGGTCGATATTTTTGAATTCAACAAAGAAGCCTTCTCGGTCTATAACACAGAAAGAGCCATCAGGGCCAACTCAAACGTTGTAAGCCCGAAAGGATTCACCAAAAAGACCACCACTCTCACCGAACACGATCTGGCCTACCCGATTGATTACAGGGAGGAAGAAGAATCCAAAAAGGTTAAACTTCAACTCCACGCCACCAATGTGGTGACAGAAGGATTAAGACTTAAACACGAAAAGCAGTGTGCCGATCTTGTCCAGGATGCCGATAAATTCCCCACAGGCCATAAAGTCACGTTATCAGGCGATGATAAGTTTTCTAATTACGGTGATGATACCACCCCAGCTTCAGATCCTGTCGGGGTCATTGAAGATGCCAAAGATACGATTGCCGGTAAAATTGCCCAGGATCCTAACACAATGGTCATCGGCCTTGAAACCTGGAAAGTCCTGAAACGCCACCCACAGTTACAAGGTCTTATCAGTAACAATCAAAACAAAATTGTGACCTTAAACTTCCTCAAGGAAATCTTTGAAATACCCAATATCGTCATTGGCAAAGCCGTTTTTGTCGATGAAGCGGATAACTTTGTCCGGGTCTGGCAGGATAATATCGTCCTCGCCTATGTCCCGATGCTCAACTCCAGAACAGAATATGACCCAGCATTCGCTTATACCGTTAGGAAGAAAAACTCTCTATATATTGACGAGTATGAAAAAGAAGGCAACAAAGTGAAGTATATCCGGGCCACTGATATCTATACACCATTCCTTGTCGGTGCTGAAGCCGGATATCTTATAAAGGATACTAATTAAGACAGCCGTTAACAAAACATTAACTACGGATGTCTTATCCTGAAGGAGCTTAGCGACTGAAGGATCTCCCTAAAGAGAAGGAAAAAATAAGTGAAATACAAAGTCAAACATATTGATATCAGGCACCAGAAAAAGCTTTACCCGGAAGGCTCGATCATCGAGCTGGAGGAGGAGAACGCTGCAATCCTTGCTCCCTACCTTGACCCATATCAAGAAGAACCTAAAGGCAAAAGAGGCAAGAAATCATCAAACACGGAGCCTGATACACCCTCAGAATCCTCAGACAATCAGGAGAAAAATGAATGAGTGTTAAATTAATGAAACCCGGTGTGGTAGAGAGCCTCCAGGCTCAAGCCAACCTGGTCAAACACAGATTTATAGGGTTTGATGGCAATTATTGCGTGGCGGATGCCAAATCACTTGGTGTCTCTCAAACCGACACAGAACAGCTCCAACAATGCCCGGTGATCGTCACAGGGATTGCTCTGATTGAATCCGGCGAAGCTATTAACGCCGGAAATCCTCTTGTGGCCGGAACCGATGGTGTGGCTCTTGTGGCTGCAAGCCTGGCTGTATCTGTCGCTGTTCCTGCAGGAGCAACGCCTGTTACCTCTGATGCCGCTCAACCCGATCTGACAGAAACAATCACAGGATCTGTCACCCCGCAGGCCATTAATGGCTATGCTCTTGATGATGCCAGCGATGCCGGAGAAATTATTCGAGTTCTGGTGGCCTAATGCCTTACTGTGATTCTTACGATATCCTGCAAGTCTTGCCTGAAATTGAGCTGATCCAGCTCACCGATGATAGCAATACCGCTATCAATTATGATGTATTAAACGCAGCCATCAGTTTTGCAGATACAACGATTAACAGTTATTTACGCTCTCGCTATACGCTTCCCCTCTCTGAAATTCCTGAACTCATCAAAGTATTTGCGATTGACCTGGCGATTTACCGCCTTCATTCAAGACGTATGATCCGGGAAATGCCTGAAAGTATCCTCAATTCCTACAAAACTGTCATCGCTGAATTGGGCAAAATTCAAAAAGGTATCGTCTCTCTGGGTCTTGAATCAGGATCCGAAGATACCCAACTCTCAGGTCATCGAGAATTTGTCTCTAACAAAACAAGCACCGATAGGCTCTTTTCAAAAGAGGTAATGGATGCATATTAAAGATTTAGAAACCGCCATTGTTAATAAACTCAAAGATGCACTGTCTGATCTGCTTGTCGAGGCTTACCCCGATCATCCCTCCAGTTTTAAGATGATCCACCCCAAAGGAGCTGTGCTCGTTCATTATTCAGGATCCAAATTTCTCCCCTCTCTTTTTGAAGAGGTCATCGTCCAGGAGAGAAAAGTTTCTTATGACCTCATCCTTCTCAATCGCTCTCTCAGAGGCAATGGCGGCATTTATGACACGATGGATAAAGTTCGAGAAACTCTCACAGGTTTTCAAACTGAAGACACCACGAAGTTTTACCCCCTCGAAGAAGAATTTATTCTCGAAGAAAATGGCCTCTGGCAATACGGGATAAGGGTTGAATGCTTCACCAAATACATTGAATCAGGTTATCAATTCTAAGGAGATAAAACCACCTAAAGGTGGTCTAAGATTTCCTAAACAAAAGAACGAAAGGAACTCTAAGAATGACGTTTATAGCGCCCAATAGTGTGAATACCAAAAGGCTTAGTCTCGGTGGTGGGACGGTCTATCTCTCGCCCAATCCGGTCACCAGTAAAGCAAGCCTCCCAACAGACTTTAGAAACCTTGGCACTATCGACAAAGACAACACCAGCGAGTTTAACTTCCAGATGGATAAACTTCAGTGGAAAGCCGGGACACCCAGTAAAACCGTCTATGAAGCCATCATCAATCAGGAAATTTCTTTTGCCTCACAACTTTCAGAAATTGATGTCAATAGCTTGATGCTGGCTCTCAATACACTCCCCACGCCAACCTATGGGACAGGTTCTACAACAATTCTTGCCACACCGGCCCCAACAGCTTCGACCTTTACCCTTTCAGAAGCCACTAACTTTGCTGTCGATAAACTCGTTGAGATTGACTTTGATCCTGCAGGATCAGGCGATAAACATTATAGAAGACTTAAGCTTCTCTCTGGAGCTGATGTCACCCTCGATGAAGCTCTCAAAGAAGCACCGGTTGAAAATGATACCGTTAAAGAAGTCTCCAAGATGGAATATATGCTAGGCAATTCCACTACACCGCTTTACTACGGCTTCAAATTTGAGAAAAAACTCCCCATCCTTAAGCAAAAGTTGACCATCATTCTCTTTAAAGTGGCCATGTCAGGTCAAATAGCCTTAAGCTTCCAGGATGATGTTAAAAACATTATCCCGGTGAATTTCTCCTCAGTTTCAGATCCAGCGGTAGAAAGTGGTGCTCTTGGTGTCGCTTATCTCGAACCGCTGGCCTCCTAATGATACTTAAATACAAAGGAAAGACAATGACTAAGAAAACCGTTGAAACCATCGCCTATAAAATCCCAACCGACTGCAAAATTAAAATTGTCGATCGTGAAATTGATCTCTTGCCTATGCCGTTTGAATACGAAAAGCGATTTCTCCATCTAATTGGTGAGCTTCTCAATAAAACCATCAAAGCGAAAACCCCAGAGGGAGATCCAAATCTTTCGACCGTTTTAACATCTATCCGTGATCTCCTGACCGATTCTCTCTCTTTTGACTGGCTAGAAATCCTTCCTGATCTTGTGAAAATCATTGCTGATGCCTATCAACTAGGCTTTACCCGTGAAACCATCAAAGACAAAATGTCCATTCCCCAGATGATCGAGGCTATTGTTTGTCAATTTGAGTGCGACCGCACCTCAAGCGAGATAGCCTCGGCTTTTTTTCAACGCATCATCAAAAAGATCCCCAATATCGATCAGTTCACAACACTGCTGGCTGTAATCAACAGCATTGTAACCTCTCAGAATATACCCTCTTCGAGCGACTTGCCGAACGATACGGAACCACCCCGGGATGCCTGATGAGACGCTATGCCTGGGCGGAAATCCTGATCCTATTGCATATCCTCCTGAAAAATACTGAGAAAAAGAAAGCTCCCAAAGACACGTTAGACGCTGAACTCGATGAAATAAGACAACTTGAGGAGGTAGGATTTTTACCCAAAGGATCAGCAGAGAAAGCCTATAGGGAAAGCTTTGATGGCTAATAAAGATTTAAAACTCCAACTCCGCCTCGGTGTCAAAGATGAAGGGACAAAACAGTCTCTCGATAATGTCATTTCTCTCTTAAAAAAACTGGAGCAGGCGGGTAAAGAATCAGGACAGGGAACCGCCGTTGGAGCCAAACAAGCTGCTGAAGCCATCCGGGTTTTAAAGCTTGAAACCCAGCAAAATAAAGTGGCCACAGAAGCTGGGAAAAGAGAACAGATCGAACTCAAAAACGCTCTCATAAAAGCCAAACTCGCAGCCCAGGAAGAACGACAGGAATTTCAAAAGCTTAAAAACCAGCTCAATGAAACCAATAAAAGTGCTGAGACTCTCAAGAAAACATTTGGGTTGCTTGGCACTGTTATCAGTGTGGGGCTCGTTGTTAAGACGTTTAAAGATATTTCTACAGCAGCGATTGAAGCGGCGGAATCTGAAAACCTTTTTGTTGTCTCTCTTGGAAATCATGTCAAAGCTGCAAGGCAGTGGTCAGAGGAGCTCTCTAAAACATTGGGCCTCAATGCTTATGAGGTGAGAAAAAATCTCGGCATTTATACCGTGATGCTCAATTCCATGGGGCTGGCTGAAGATCAGGCCTATGATATGGGGAAGGCTCTGACAAAACTTTCCTATGATCTGGCCTCTTTTTATAACCTCTCGAATGAAGAAGCTTTCAATAAGATAAAGTCGGGGATCACCGGCGAAGCGGAACCGCTAAAAGCTCTTGGGATTATCCTCAACGAAACAACCGTTAAGCAAGCCGCCTATACCCACGGGATCGCCAAACAGGGCAAAGAACTGACCGAAGTCCAGAAAATTCAAGCCCGCTACATTGCCCTGATGGAGCAAACACAAAAAGCTCAGGGTGATCTTGAACGGACTTCAGATAGTGCCTCCAACCAGATGAAACGGATGGAAAGCACCGTCAAAGATCTGTATATAACAACCGGCAATCTTTTGATTCCTACGATTCAAGACCTGATTAAAACTTTTCTGGAATTCATTTCAGCCCTCAAAGAGTTTGTAGAAAAACACGGTGTTCAAATCCAGACAACGTTTGAAGCGATTGCTCAAACAATCAAAAATACCATCGATACGATTTTTTCTGCGGTTAATTCATTGAATAATCTTTCTTTTGGAGGTTTTGAAACAGCTTTTAATGGCGTTCTCAGTGCTCTGAATACTGCTTCATACATCGCTGCAAAACTGGCAAAAGAAATAGAGCTCCTCACAGCCATCACCAAACAATCCGAAGGCATCCCGACA